ATTCTAAGACCTCTTTCGTCAGTCATTTTAGCAATGTCAATCATTGACTGCTCTAATGACGTCTCGTTAAGATCTGCTTGAGTAGATAGCGTGTTCTTGAAAGAACCAGCTACTGTTGTGTGCGAAGTATTAAATAAGCTGACACCATCACCTGACTTGAACGTTGCAGTTGATGGTAAACCGTTAATTAACGGCTCAACAGATTTAACTTGCTTCGCGTTACTCATAGATCTTGCTAAAGCTTTTGTGTATCTAGCAGCTAATCTATCGTAGAGGTTATCTTCGATAGCTTCTTCTGTGATAGCAAATGCTAAAGCTACGGTCTCGTGAGTGTAACGAGCAGTGAAAGTTTCTTGTGCTTCATCGAATGATACACCAGATCCTTCACCTTTCACTTGTGCGTTTGCGAAACCAGAT